TCTATGGTGGCACTTCTATCTTCAGCCGCTTCAGTAAGTTTTACATTTTCATCTGCCATTTATCTTCCCTCCATTAAGATACGATTACTGTTGCTACATCAGTGGTGACAGGATCCGCTCCACTTAGATTCAGCACACAGTAGTAGTAATAGGTATCTGCCACAAGATCTGTCGGGATATCAAAGCTGGCAGATGTTTCTCCATTAATCGGTGTACCGCCTGTAGAACTGTCGATGGTGTTTTCATACCACTGATACGTTACAGGGTTAGACGTATTGGAGCTTGCAACCACAGAAAGGCTTCCCGTAATACTACCCGCTGTCACTTCTGTGAGGGCTGCTGGCTGAGTCGTAATGGTAATCGCCGGTGTTACCGGAGTAAAGTCCGGTTCATAAACAGTGGTAAACCATCCAGAAATGGTCGATGGTGCAACACCGATGTCTCCCTCAGTGACTTCTGCTTTCCACGGATGCTTATTCTCACCATCCAGTTTGTTTCGCCTAAAGACCGTTCCTTCTATGGTGGGACTACTAAATGTAATGGAGTCACCTTTGGTCGCAAGGCTGGTGGCCGGAACGCTGAAGATAACTCTGTAAAGCCAGAAGTATCTGTACCTTCCATTGGCCTTCTTGGCACGAAATCCGATGGCTACAGGGCTTCCTCCATCTTCGCTTCTTGAAACCACCACATTGTTGCTGTCGATTTTACACCCAGTCAAATCCTGGGCCACCAATGATCCGATATCATCGATTCCAAGTGTCAGTGCGCCACTTTTGAATTCCTTGACCACTTCTGAAGCACCGTCATCTGCATAAAGAATCGCTTCAATCAGCTCCACACTCAGTTCTGCTGTCATGGCTTTTGCCAGGACTTTCGGTGTGCCATAGGTTTCGATGCCATTTTCATCTTCTGTGATCTTGGCGTAGTATAGACTATCGAGTCCAATTGTTGCCATATTCTATTCCTCCTTCAAAATAGCTGAGTCAACTTCAGCTAAAAATCTAATTCGTAAACTTTTGCCACATCGATGGCGAAGTGGTGAAAACCAGTATCTTCTTCATATCCTAGATACCTTCTGTCTGTTATGATAAAGCCTGCTCTAATAAGAACACTAACGACTTCATTCTTTCTTGCCTGGTAGTTGCCTTTTGAAAATAAGGAGAGGCGAACTTCCTGCAGTTCTGCACTTGGCAGATCATCAGCATAATGGTCAAAGATATCACTCATAGGGGTAAGGACCAGATATTCATCCGGTGCCTTTTTACTAAACACGCCCGTTTCAATGGGAATCCCTAAAGGCTCAAGGACCTCGCCTATATCCTTCAAAATACTGTTATACATTGCGCTCGCCCTCCTTATCTTTAGATTTTGCTGATCTCTTCATCCAGTTTTCTTTTCATCGCTTCAATGCAGGCATTTCGACTGGCTGATTTTGCCGGTTTCAAGAAAGGCTTGGCGAGCTGACCAGACTTTCCATACTCTAAGATGTTGGCGATCTTAGCATTTGACTCTCCGTCTTTTCTCGGTTCATCAAAGCCCACCTTCACATTGTAATTCCCATCTCGATCCACACCAGCAGGGGTTACACCGAGAGCATCAATCAGCTCTCCTGTGGACCTTGAGGTCAGCTTTGTGTCACTTCCAACGGTTGCCTGTAGATTCGCTTTCACTTTGGCTTTCACCACTTCGCCACCAGCTTCTAGGACCTTTGGAATGATTTCATCGGTCTTTTCTGCCAAGGTGGATACTTTTAAAAGAAAATCCTCTGGCATTTTAAATGAACAGCGTCCCATAATGTAAAGTCACCTCCTTCAATGAAGAAAGAGCCTGAATATTTCATTCAAACTCTTTCCATAATATTTGAACTTACTCCTTGCCACAAAGACCGATTAGCATCTGCATCAAAGATTTATCTTCAGTCCATTGTGGAAGGTCGGCGTCAATACGTATTTGTGCGGATTCAATAGATTTTCGCCGCATCTCAGTATCAGCTTTTGCGTAAACTTCGGTTGTTTCAACGTGCACATGCCCTAAAAAATCTCGAATGTAAATCATATTAACCCCAGCTTGGAGTAAATGCATTGCTTTTGAATGTCGCAAGACGTGTGGTGAAATATTTTTAGGCAGTTCAGGATTAAAAATTCTGGCCGCATCACAGTATTTTTTAAGAATATACGCTACTCCTGCTCTACTAAGCTTATGACGTTGATGGTTTTGGAAAAGTGGATAATCACCTCTACCATTAGCTGTTAACCCTTGTTCAGTAATATATTCTTTAAGTAGCAATGCTGTACTTTCCATAATCGGAACAGCACGGGTTTTTTGACCTTTACCAGTTAATTTTACGGTGTATGGTTTTTGTATTCGCAAATCGTTGACTTGTATATCGCAGATTTCTTGAACACGTGCTCCCGAATCGTACATCAAACTCAAAAGTGCTCTGTCACGCCTTCCATAAGCATCTCTTGAATTTGTCTGAGTAATAATTGCATTAACCAACTTTGGTGACAAGTGCGCTAATAATGGAGCGGGTTTCTTTTTGAAGCGTAATCCGAGAATTTTTTGATACTCAAAAATATACTCAGGTTTTTGCAAACTGGCATACCTTGCAAATGCTCTTATCGCAGAGAGTCTAATGTTTCGAGTAGAAACACTACATCCTCGATCATGCTCCAGCCAAGTAAGAAACTCTGAGATGAAATCAGCAGTGAAGTCATTTAGTGTGATTTTTTCAGGATTTAAGTTATGGTGCTCTGCTGAAAAAGACAGTACCAGTTTAAAAGTGTCACGGTATGACATTATCGTATTTTGGGAAAGTCCTGCTTCCCCGGGAAGGTACATTGTTAGGTATACTGACAAACATTCCGCAAAATCGGTAGTTTTCATTTAATAATGACCTCCATTCCAGGAATGATGTATCCGTATTTTTCTTGCATCAGTGCAGAAATTTCAGGATAAACTTCTGCGGTCATCCGTAAATATTGTTCAGTAGCACTTATGTTTTCATGCCCGAGATACTCCCTAAGATATGGCAGTGCTGTTGTGATGTCATCGCCATTTGCAGTCCATTTTTGTAAGCAATGAACTGCGAAGGTGTGGCGAAAGTCATGAATTCTAGGCCCTTTACCTCGACCACCATGATGGATTTGAGCTTGTAATAGCAATTTGCGAAAAGTAGAGTAAACCGAACGATTTCCATAATAGCCTCCATCGCGTGAAGGCAAGAACCAATCATCAGTGTCACCAATCAGTCTCGTTTTAGCATACTTTGCACAAGCTGTTGTTAACTCTTCACAGACATCGGGACATAGCGACTTTTCCCAAATTTGCTGTCATGGATAGTAAGTATACCTGATTTTAAATCAATATCCTTCCCTCGAAGATGAGTAGCTTCTGATAGACGTAGACCGCAACAATACAAAAGTCGGAATAAAACAGGCATAACTAAATGCCTACGAGGAGCACTTGTGTTTTCGAATGGCTGCATAGAATCAACAGCATTAAAAAATCGATTAATTTCTTCATGTGTAAAGATATATGGTACAAAGCTCTTATGCAGTTTTCCAAGTTCAGAGCTTGAAGGGATATATGCGGCATACCCCATACGAGTCATGTATTCTGCAAACTGACGTATAATCGAAAATCGGTGGTAGCGAGTACGATCTGATTCCATCGGTCTTGGAGAAATCCACGCTTTTACAACTTCCTCTGTAAGTGTTTCTGAGGGGATATTGTAGTTTTCTGAGAACCGACTAAATTCGCTGAGCCTTTCATCTTCAGATCTGTACTCATATCCAACTGCACGTTTTTCAATGATGAATGCTTTGCATATTTGGGCAAGCACACCGCTGTATGTGCATTCCAGTGGTTTATGAGAATTATTCAAATTTCATCACCTCCGGTAACGAAAGTGTACATTTTCGCAAGCCTTCAACATCAATTTTTAGATAAGGTGTTGTGGAAGAATAGCTTATATGTCCCATAATATCTGAAACTTCAGGAAGCGGTGTTCCTTGCTCCAATAGCCTTCGAGCAAATCCGTGTCGTAGCGAATGAACTCCCTTTGTAGTACCAGAGGGCTTCGTTATTCCGCACAAGCGAGTATACTTCGTTAATATGGAACTTACTGACGTGGGTTCCAACTTCCTATATGGAGCATTTGAGGTTAGAAATACGGAATCACTTTCAACAGTGGGGCGAGCATATCTTAAATAATCAATAATAGCCCAACCCACATCTTCACAAAGAGGGTGAATTAATCTTTTTCCCGTTTTGTGTTGCACTAGGTCTATCTCATTGCGATCCCATTTTAGTGATTCTAGCTTTAATCCAGCAATATCTGACCTCCTAAGTCCCAGCTGTACCACCAAAAGGATCACTGCATAATCGCGTTTACCAACGGGGTTTGTTCGATCAATACTTTTCATCAAGAGTTCGACTTCACTTTTTTCCCAAAGTGCGGGAATAGTTTGATTTTGTTTCACACTCACTTTGGGAACGCTTGAAGACCAGTCTTTAGCGCAGTAACTGTTACGAAAAAGAAAACGGAAATAATTTTTTAATGTGGAAAGCATATGTTGAACTGATGTTGTCGCACAACCTTGTAAGGAAAGTGTATAGTCAGAAATTATTATCGCTGATAGATCCGATACACCACTGAGACCGCGAAACCCCATAAAATCATAAAATCTTTTGATATTGCGCTTCCGCAATGCTCTAGTGGACTCACGGTGATCAGCAGTTTGAACACCATTCAAGTAGGCATTGACAATTAGTCTATCCTGAAGATACCAGTCAGATTCTTTTTGTGATGACCATTGCCTACGAAAAGCACCAAACAATTGCATTTCACCTAATCTTCGAACGCAGCGAACGGCTTCAAGTACTCTATCCGGCGTTCTTACCGGATAATGTGCTGGGTAGTTGAATTTTTCTGAAAGATACCGCGCCCCGATTTCTTCAGAGAAAATATCTTGATTTGTGGTTTCAAGAACGTATTCTAAAAACCATCGACAGTCTTTCTTAACATGCCTTATCAATGACTTGCTGTAGCCGAGTCGTTCCATTTCTACAATAAAGGCATCGATAAGTGCAGTTAGAGTTAATTTTCTTTCCATGGTTTGTCCCCCTTTAATGGATTAGAAGTCACATAGACTTACTAATAATTATACGGGATTATGGAAAGAAATTTTTCTGTTAAGCTTGATAGATGAACATTTCAAGGAGGTGACTTTACATTATGGGACGCTGTTCATTTAAGATGTAATGAAAAGCTTTCCATAACATCTTAAAACTTGATCTTGCCATGAAATCACCTCCTAGTCCTTCGTAGCTTCTAACTTTTCTGCTGCTACATCCAAATAAAATCCCATAATAACCTCAACGCTTAAGACTTTGTACTCCCCGGTATCACAGCGGATCAGCATCCCAGGTTCAATCACCACATCAGGAATCCGTCTGAACTGAAAGGTGGCATTGGCTTTGGTGTAGGCGGCCATATTGGCCCACTTTCTTGAACCGTGCCTTTCATCCCTGTATGCACGAACACTGGCGATCAAATTTTCTCCCTTAGAAGAGAATCCTTCATCGTCTTTGACGGGAATCGTATCGATGATGTCGATCCGGGTGTTCATCTTCCCAAAGCTCATACCCTTCACCTGCCTTTATTGCTTTCTCCTCATATCCATGACTCCGATCCTTTCGTCTGCCTTTTCTGTAGCATCTTTTCTGGCGTTTTCTTCTTTTCTGCACCCATAACCGTTTCATCAGACCTGCCACTCCTTTCCCATGCGTAGAAGCAGATGTACCGTCTTCCACACCTGTTCTGAAGCACTGACATTGTCGTTAAAAAAGCCACCGGTGGAGCCATCGCGACTCTCATAAAAATGAGAGGCTAGCATGATGACTCCTTGCTCGGTAGCCGGTGACATGGTGTTTTCTTTATAGAAG